ATGATGGAGAGGTTGTAAATCCAGCCTTTCATAAATATACTTATGGTATTTTGCCAAAAGAACATAATAATTCAAGGAGAATAAAATGGCATTTCAAATCTCTCCAGGCGTAAATGTATCGGAGATCGACCTAACTACAGTCGTTCCATCAGTACAAACTACGGCCGGTGCATTTGCTGGAACATTTCAATGGGGTCCAGCAGATAAAATAAAATTGATTGGTGATGAAATAACACTTGCGAGCACATTCGGTAAACCAGACACATCTACAGCAACATCTTTTTTTACTTGTTCCAATTTCTTGGCTTACGGTAACAGTTTAAGTGTTGTCAGAGCTGTTGGTACTGCAGCAAGAAATGCTGGAGCCGGTCAGGCTGTACAAATTAAAAATGAAGATGTATATGAAGCTACATATTTGTTGGCAGGCAATTCAAACACATATGGTTCTTTTGTTGCAAGATATCCAGGCACACTAGGAAATTCATTAGAAGTTCAAGTTTGTGCTACTAGTGGTCTGTTTTCATCTTGGGCATATAATTCATATTTTACTTCTGCACCAGGCACATCAGAATATGCAACATCTGTGAATGGCGTGGCAGATGAAATGCACATTGTTGTTATTGACAAATTAGGTAATATTACTGGTGTTGCAGGAACGGTTTTAGAAACATATGGTTTTGTTTCTGCTGCATCAGATGCCGTAATAAATGGTACATCTAATTACTATAAACAAGTTATTTTCAATAACTCAAAATATGTTTATGTAATGGATCCAGTTGATTATTCAACAACAAGTGCAACATGGGGCACAACAGCGCTTGGTAAAACTTTTGCTGATCCTGCAGCAATAGCAGTAGTAACACTATCAAATGGCGTTACTACTCCACCAACAGATGGAAATTTACAAACCGCATATGACTTATTTGTTAACAAAGAAGCTGTTGACATTTCATTAGTATTGACTGGTGACCATAGCGTTACAGTTCAACAATATGTAATTGACAATGTTGCAATCTCTAGAGCAGATTGTGTTGCATTTGTTTCTCCAAGATATGTTGATGTTGTTAACCAAGGTGGAAGTGAATCCACAAATATTACAAACTGGTTATCTGCATTGTCAAGATCATCTTCATATGTTGTTGCAGATTCTGGTTGGAAATATCAACTAGACAAATACAACAATACATATCGTTGGATGCCATTGAATGCTGACATTGCTGGTTTGTGTGTTAATACCGATACAGTAAGAGATCCATGGTTCTCACCTGCTGGTCTAAACCGTGGTGCTATTAAGAACTGCGTTAAATTGGCATGGAACCCAACTAAAACATTCCGTGATGCATTGTACAAACAAGGTGTAAACCCTGTTGTGTCTTTACCTGGCCAAGGTACATTGTTGTTTGGTGACAAAACATTGTTGTCAAGACCATCTGCATTTGATAGAATCAATGTTCGTAGACTGTTCATTGTTCTGGAAAAAGCAATTGCACAAGCAGCAAAATATTCATTGTTTGAATTGAACGATGAATTCACCCGTGCTCAGTTTACTGCTTTAGTAGTTCCATTCTTGCGTGACATTCAAGGTCGCCGTGGTATCACAGATTTCAAAGTTGTTTGTGATTCAACAAACAACACAGCACAAATAATTGACAGCAACCAATTTGTTGGTGATATCTACATCAAACCTGCTCGTTCAATTAACTACATTCAGTTGAATTTTGTTGCTGTTGGAACTGGTGTTGACTTCACTACAGTTGTTGGCGCAGCCTAATAAATAAAACGACAATAGGAGAATACAATGGCATTCAACGTAGCAGAATTTAGAGCGAACATGATTGGTGACGGTGCCCGTCCTAATCTGTTCTCAGTCTCTTTAGTTTTTCCAACACTAGCCGAAAACGGTGCATTAGCAGGTCAGAAAGTTAATTTCATGGCCAAAGCTGCACAGTTACCAGGTTCAACAATTGGTACAGTACCTGTTTATTACTTTGGTCGTGAAATGAAGTTTCCTGGAAACAGAACTTTCGCCGACTGGACATTGACAATCATCAACGATGAAGATTTCGCAATACGAAATTCTTTAGAATCATGGATGAACGCAATAAACAGCCACGCAACCAATGTTCGTTCTGGTGCTGCAGCATCTTCTACAGGTTACTCTGTAGATGCAAGTGTTACACAATACGGCAAAACTGGAAACGAACTAAAGAAATACAACTTTGTTGGTATGTTCCCACTCGACTTGGCACCAATTGATTTAGATTGGGGTTCAAATGATGCAATTGAGGAATATACTTGTACATTTGCTTACCAATTCTGGGAAACAAATACAACATCTTGATATATGAGGAGGGCCTTGTGCCCTCCATGTTTTTTTGATTTTATAATTACACACAAAATATGGCAAATACAAATAAATTTTCACTGTTCGGTTTTACAATTTCTCGTCAACAAGATGAGGAAGAAAAAGTCGTTCAACAATCTTTTGCGCCTCCGGCTACGGATGATGGCGCATTAACTATTACATCTGCCGCTTATTACGGCACATATGTTGACCTAGACGGTACTGCAAAGAATGAGGTAGAACTTATTTCTCGTTACCGTGAAATGGCAATGCAACCAGAAATTGAATCTGCGATAGATGATATAGTTAATGAAGCTATTGTACAAGATGATGATGGTAAAATTACTGAAATTATTCTGGACGATTTAAAACAACCAGATAAAATCAAAAAAGCCATCAGAGAAGAATTCAATACCATTCTTCGTTTGTTCAATTACCAAAACATGGCTCAAGATATTTTCCGCCGTTACTATGTTGACGGTAGAATGTATTATCACGTAATTATTGACCGTGAGAATCCACAAGAAGGTATCAAAGAGTTAAGATATATTGATCCACGTAGATTGCGTAAAGTCCGTGAGATCAAGAAACAAAAGGATGAACGCACAGGTGTGGAGATTATGAAACCTGTGAATGAGTACTACATCTACAACGACAAGGTAGTCTCAGGATCAGCCTCAAACTTTGGACCAGTCGGTACACGCATCACAACAGATTCAATCATCTCGGTGGTTTCTGGCCTTATGGATTCACGCAGAGCAGTTGTATTGTCCTACCTACACAAGGCAATTAAACCTTTGAATCAACTAAGGATGATTGAAGATGCAACTGTTATCTATCGTATTTCACGGGCTCCTGAGCGCCGTATCTTTTATATTGACGTTGGCAATCTTCCTAAGTTAAAGGCAGAACAATACCTCCGTGACATTATGGTCAAGTATAAAAACAAACTTGTCTATGATGCAAACACAGGTGAAGTCCGTGATGACCGTAAGTTTATGTCAATGATGGAAGATTTCTGGTTACCTCGCCGTGAAGGTGGTAAAGGTACAGAGATCACCACATTACCTGGTGGTCAAAACCTAGGTGAGTTGGAAGATGTTAAGTACTTCCAAAAGAAATTGTATGGTGCATTGTGTGTGCCAGTTTCTAGATTGGAACCGAATCAAAGTTTCTCTCTTGGTCGTACATCAGAGATTACCAGAGATGAATTAAAGTTTTCTAAGTTTGTTGATAGGCTACGCAACAAATTTTCGGATGTTTTTGACCAAGCTCTTCGTGTACAGTGTGTACTAAAAGGTATTTGTACCAATGAAGAATGGAACTTGTTCAAAGAAAACATTCACTATAATTTTATTAGAGATAATAATTTTGCCGAATTAAAAGAAGCAGAATTAATTAATCAAAGATTGTCTTTGTTGGCTGCGGTTGATCCATACACAGGCCGTTATTTCTCTCAGAAGTGGATTCAACAAAATGTATTGCGCCTAACAGATGATGAGATTGATGGAATGCAAAAACAAATTGACAAAGAAAAAGATATGGGTCTTGGTTTACCTGTTGCAGTAACTAATGATGTTGCACAACAACAAATGCTTGGCCAAGTTCAAACTGACCAGATGGTACAACAGGCACAATTAATGCCTGACCAAGGTCAAGCTGGTGGAAGTTCTGGTGGTTCATCATCAGGAGATTCAAAAGCAAAGAGTTCTAGTGGTTCAAAGCCAGTTAAAGGTGATTTGAGTTTAGAAGATACCACCTTCACTAGATTAAAGCGTATATTATAATTAGGAGATAAACATGGCAACAGCAAGAGAAATATTAGACTATGCAGAAAACGACAGCGCAAAAGAAATGCGTGATGCTTTGTATTCTGCATTACAAGACAGAGTGATGGCACATATCGAAGCACACAAACAAGTGGTTGCACAAAACATAATGAATCCACCAGAAGCAGCTGTTGAAGATGAAGCGATTCAAGCATCAGCTTAATTTTGTCATATTGGTATAAATATTATTCAAACAATAACAGGGATTACAAATGGCAAACAAATTTTCATATCAAGTATTAAAAGATGATACGCAACATGCAGTCATCAAACTTACTGGTGAATTTGATGGTACAGGTCAAGAAAACAATGTGGCCAGAATCCAAGCAAACACTTTATATGGTGCTTTAGATTACTCAAGAGCAAATCTATTGTCATCAACTGCAAACACAGGACCATTGTACTATTATGGTTTGACAATACACCGTATATGGTATGATTCAGATAGTGGCAGCAGTGATGTACAATTATATTGGGCAAACAGTAGAAGTGATTTAGCTAATTCTGGTGTACCAATTATATTCATGCAAGGTAGTGGTGAATATGATGGTGCCGGTAACTGGATTACTATTAAAAATCCAACTGTATCTAATACAGCCACAACATGGAACAACGGAGATATTGCAATTTGCACAAGAGGTCAAGTAGCAAACTCAGGTTATACAATCATTATGGAATTGCGTAAAGACAACGCACACTATGAGCGTGGACAGTTTACCGATCCTGCTGCCTTTAATTATGGTAGTTACGGCATGAAACCATAAGGACCAAAATGAAACTTATTAAAGAAATTACCGAATCAGTAAACTATTTGGTGGAAGAAAAAGATGGAAAGAGAACTCTTTTCATTGAAGGTCCATTTCTAGTTTCTGAAAGAGTTAACAAAAACGGTCGCATGTATAAAGAAGAAACCATGCGTAAAGAAGTTGGCCGTTATGTGACCGAATCTGTAGAAAAAAATCGTGCCTTTGGTGAACTGGGTCATCCAGACACCCCATCTATCAATCTTGACCGTGTGTCTCACATTATTGTGGGTCTGCGCCAAGAAGGAACTGATTGGATAGGCAAAGCTAAAATTCTTGAAACGCCAATGGGCAACATTGCGAGAAATCTTATCGAGGGTGGAGGACAACTAGGTGTTTCTTCCCGTGGTATGGGTTCTCTTAAAGCTGTCAATGGTGTTAACATAGTTCAAGATGACTTTCATCTGGCCACAGCGGCAGATATTGTAGCAGACCCTTCTGCGCCTGGTGCTTTTGTGCAAGGTATTATGGAAGGTAAAGAGTGGATGATGGTGGGTGGAATATGGACTGAAGTTCAATACGAACAAGCTAAGAGAGAAATCAAACAAGCTTCTCGTAAAGAAATTGAACAAGTAAGTTTAAAA